GTTTTCATTAACAATATCGTAACCGTCTACATAATTTCCGTATATCAATCTGTTACCTTGAATGGTTTGAGCCTTAGCAATTCTGGGTACATTATCATATTGTCTTAATAATTCATCTGACCCTAAAGTTGTAAATATTTTACTATTGCTAAAAGTTAAACTTTGTTGTATTTCATCAGCCCACCCTAAATCTTTTTTATTATATCTTTCTATTACATAAATAACATTATTACCACTTTCTTTATAAAGCAAGTCTACTTGAACAACTCTTTTAGATCCTGTAGAAAAACCAATAGTAGCCCCATTAAAACGATTTAACATACCCGCATTATTAAAGGTATCTAAATTAAATCTAAAAGCTCCAGGCTGAAAAGCCGGCATACTAAATAAAGACGTTGCACTATACCCGCCATCTTGATATCTATATCTATAAGCAAAACATAAAAATCTTGTTTCCATATAATTTTCATCACCTGGAAAATCTTCTAATGTTACTTCAGGAACAGGTAAAGGAGTATATGTAGGAGTAGAGTCCTCAAATCCTGGAGGTTTTACAATAACATTTACATCTTGTTTACGTATACCATCAGAACCAGCGGGAACATTTGTAGCCGCTGGATCATCATAATTTCTTTTTACATTTATATATCTTGGAGGGTTTTTATCATCCGTAAAAAATAATTGGTTTTCTATTTTACTTACTCCAGTAACTAAGAATTTAGGATCAAAATTTAAAGTTGTATTAGCATTTCCAGGCTCCCCGTCCCATACCGAAACTACATGGTAGGTAACTACATTACTATTAGTGTTAAATGAAACTATCATGTCACACTTGCCTGTGGGAGATGCAGCGTTAGCAGAGTCATGAACAAACCAGTATATAGTTTCTTCCATTCCGTCTTCATAAACACCTAAGCAAGAGGTTGATGCAGGATTTAAAGGATTACTTTCGTAAGATAAAAAAGTTAATTGAGTATTACCTTTTGAATTTTCGACAGCCCCTATTTCAGTAGACTCAGTAGAACCTAATCTTACATTTAATGCATCTACATATTCTCCAAGTGGAACTAAGCGCTCATCAACGCTTTTATTCATTTTCCCTGCTATAAAATTTGATCTAATATCTGCCATTCTATTTTATCCATTTATTCTGACCTCTTAAGTTTTGTAAAAGCCTCCCGGGGTGTATATTGCTTAATCTTAATTTAGCGTTTCTTAATAAAGAAGATTTATCTTTTCTTGCTCTATTAACCACATATTCTTGAACTCCAAATTTACTATTTACAATAGAGTACCTTATGTAAGCATATATAAACTCTTCAAATAATTTATTAACACTAACCAAAGAATCATCTCCTTTTTCTAATCCATCTGATACGTATTCTAAAACTACAAATTTACCCATCATTCCTGAATTAAAATTAATTACACCTCCACTTTTATTTATACTAAAAGTAGGATTTACATTTGCGGTTTCTGTATTCATTCCAAATCTACCGCCAACTGCATAGTCAAAATACCAAGTTCCATCTATATTATAGCCTAACGAACCATGATAAGGACCTGTACCCATGTACATGTTTTTTTGAGTTCCGTCTAATCTTTTTATATCAAAGAAAGAATCAGCTGGCTTCAATACATTTCCGTCTATATCAAATAAAATACGACAGTCATTATCTTGCAAATAAGCCCCACTCCAATTAGTCTGAATATTTTCAGTCATAGGGAAAAGCATTCCATTTTCCATTAAAGAAACTCTTACCCAATTTACATAATCGGGAGGAAGAACAAATCTTAATTCTTCACAAACTTCTAATTCTAATATTTTTATTTCTTTCATCGCATCATAATTCAATTCTTGAATTCCTCTTTTTGCGTGAAATAAAACTTGATATCTATTTATATTATTAACAATTTCATGATTACCCTGATACATTAACATAAAATTATTAACTATATTTTCTAAGGTAACATATTGATATGACCCCCAATTTTTTTCAGATTCAGGACTTGAGCCTGGAGGTACTATACCATTTTCGTAATATTGATAATCTGTAATATATGCCATAATTAAGCTGTTTCTTGGTTATCTAAAGTTTCTTCATTTCCTCCAAATTTATAGACCATCTCTTCTCTAATTTCAATACCTATATATTGACAAATTTTAGCAACCAAACTTGGCTCGTCAGAATCTGGTAATTCAAACTCTTGAAAATCTGCAGCCCCTGGATTAAACTGAGGCTCGCCTCCTGTTAAAAATTGCCAGGTCCATTGAGGGTCAGCCGGGTATCTAATGTATTGAGCCTGTATATCGCCTGAGTTCATTATAGTAGAAGGATAAATTGTAACTATATTTCCTAAAGTTCCAATAGCAGTATTAGAACTTGCTCCTCCTAATACATAAGCAGGATAAGTTTTTGTTGGAGCTGTTAACATAGAACTTGTTAGTAAAAATATTTTATTTTGGTTTACCCTTTCTACTTCTTTAATATCTGTATTTGAATATATAACATAACTATCCCCTACTGCTAAAAATATATCTGCACTTAATGATAAAGCATTTGCATTTACAACTCCAGTAACATAAGCTTGTGTTAAAGTTGTTGTATTAACTACCAAACTCCCAATAGGTGGTGTTGGAGCTGATACAGGTATAGTTGTCCATCCTACTGCTGCAGCATCATCAAGCTGACCTACTGTTATAGCTGTGTTTGTACCTGTAAATAAAGGCTTAGAATAATAAAATAATTTATTTATTAAATAATAATCATTTGGTAATGAAAAGGTGTTAGCGTTAGCTTGTGTTAAAAATACTGAAGCAGAAAAACTATCTATAACCTCTACTATTCCCTTTACAATATCAGCATATCCTGTTCCTGAAACTCTTTGGTTTTCTTTAGTTATCCAATTATTATACTGATAAAAATAATCTTCAAACATATCCATTTGCGCTTGCTTAGCATAAAGATTAAAATCTTGAGGAGATATGTATCCGTAGTTGTTTTTATTAGCTATTGCTAATACCGTATTTCGTACCTCATTTATTGATGCTGCCATAAACTTTAAATGTTTTCACAAAGATAGTAAAAAAAAAAGAGGCTCACTTTATTTGTAAGCCTCTCTTAATATGTATAATACAACCTAAGCTAAAGCTACACCTGTTGCATAAAGTATAGCTGGTTTTGAAGCAACTACAGGGGCAGCAATTAAAGGCATTTCACCTACAACATTTGTCCATTCTGACTCCAAAGTTTCAAGCATTAATTTTTCAAAAGCTTTTTGCCAACTATAATTAGCTTGAGCTTCTGCAATAGTAATAGTTAAAATATCATTAGTTGCAGTTTTAGTTTTGTAAGTTAAAACAATAGGAGTAGTTCCCGCTCCACCAGCAGTTGGTGTGCTCATTACTATATTGTTTAAATTTACTAATCTACCACCAAAACCACTTTGAGATATAACAACAGCAGTGTCAGATCCATTATCGTCAAAAATTATAGAATCCAGCTGTAAAGCACTTTGAGTCTCTACCTTTGTAACTTTAGCGCTATAACCTTTAGTGGTATTTATTACCACATCACCTACTCTCACATCTGCTAAAAATGTTCCAGTAGCTATCTTAAAACTATATGCATTTGAAGGAGTCCATATTTTAAAAACAGCACCAGAAGTCTCCAAAGCAGCAGTTGCTGCTCCCTCAATACTTAACACCGTATCACTATCTACTTTAGTTACTGTAGCAAGTTGCCAAATAGTAGTCTCTAAAATAATATCTCCTACATTTATAACACCACTGAATCCTCCGCCTGAGTCAGTTAATTTCCCCGTTGCAGCTCCAGTAGTTGTACTGGATATTGTTGGGTTAGCCATGTCCGCTGTTACGCTGTAAAGCGGGAGGGGCACGTTAATAAACTTTCCCATAATTATGCTATTACTATTCCTGATACAGCCTGTGGTGGTACAGCTTTATAAACCACACGAGTCCAAGAAGTTGATAATGCAGAAACCATAGAGTCTGTAATAAATTTTCTCATACTGAAAGCTACTTGAGCAGCAGCAGTAATTGTTGCAGTATTACCGTTAAGGTAAGTTATTACTGTAGTAGTCGCAGTTGCACTTGCAGCTGTTACTGACAGGACATCGTTTACATTCAAAAGAACGTCCCCAGAGCCTGTAACTGGGATTGATAAGAATTTTTCCATTTTATAAAAAGTTTTTAATGGGTTAATAAAGTGCAAATATACATAAAAAAAAACACCCTTATTAGGGTGTCTCTTTTATTGTGCTTATATTATTTTATAAATTTTTCTTTAAAAGTTTATAAGTCTCTATACCTTCATCTCTTTGCATGTAAGAAGCAACTATATCATGATGATCTTCCCCAAAAGGAACAGTTAATAGTTTCTTTTTATTTTGAGGTAAATTAAAGTACACATCTCTTTGTTTGTTTCTTAAAGCAAGCATACCTTTTTGGAAGAAAATAACTACATCATCTTGAACTTGTAAAGTTGGATCGTTTAAAACATCTAAAAATTCAATAGGATAAGTTCTTGAAAAAACTAATATATCTCTTTTTAATTCAGCTGTACTCATACTATCCACCTGAGACCCCATAAGAACTCTACCTATAGTAGCCATTTTTTCTACAGATAAATCACGAGCCAAAAGTTGAGCGTCTAAAATTATGTTTTCCATTTCCATTTCTTCAGCAGCATCTTTTGCTTGATTTATTTCTTCAAATAAATTTCCATTACCAGGATGTAAAGAAAGAAAGTGTTGAAGTACTTGGTTTGTTTTTTGAACGTGAAGAAGTCCATCTTCAAAGACAATAGGCTCCATTATTGCATTACCATCTTGCTCATCCTCAAAAGGTGATTTTTGGTTTCTTGCATAACGAAGTGGCCTATTAACTCCTGTCTCTTCGTCAAAATATAAAAGATTAGTTCTTTTAGAGTGATGAGAAGAAAGCATATATGCTAAAGGAGTTCTGTTGTTTTTTAATTTGTAGCTCTTAGCTACCATTGTTTTTTTTGTTTTCATTTTATATAATTTAATTAAAGTTAAAAAAAAGGGGAGGAAATTAATCCCCCCCTAAATTAGTGTTACTTAGTCTTGGAATAAGAAGAA